TATTAAACCAATCTATAATTTCTAAATGTCTGTTCATTTGTTTCTCCTTAAAAAGCAAGATAATAAATGAATAAAGCACTTAAGATAACCATAACCATATGCGTTATCATAGCTTCTTTATTCATTTAAGCAATAAGTGTATTGTATATAATTTCACCACTCTGCGCGGCAGTGCCGTGCGAAGTCTTTACACTTGTTAATGTTTGTGCGCCATCGTTAAGACCTGTTACTATTGTATAATCTTTAGGTCCACAACTAAGGCCTGATTGTACTACTGTTCCGGCTGTAGCTACGTTGAAGGTAATAGCTCCATCACTGTGATTAGTAACCATAATACTTCCAGCAGCTGAGCCGGCAGCAGTAGTTACAGTTCCTGATTGAGCGGCACCAACGCCTAAAGCACTAAGTGTTACTGTTCCCATTTTGAGTTCCTCCTAATAATTGTTGTGCCATCATTAATATATCATTATAAGAAGGATGTGGTGGCACTTGTGTTCCTTCTTTTGTAGCTTTTATGCTTAAGTCTGCCCACTCTTGAAAATGTTTATCAATAGCTACTGCTAGTTGTCTAGCATTATCATCTGATGTATTTTTAGCTTGAGCATTGGTATAGACTACATTTGCTTCTTGTAAAGCTACTTCTGATACAGCCTTCTTTTCTTGAACTTGCCGTTGCATTTCAGCTGCTTCACTTTGTTTTTGTATAGCTTCTGCAGCCTTTTGTTTAAACTCGTCTGTATTGTAATCTTCTAAGAAATCGTTACTATCTAAATTCATAGCTTCTATTATTTGAGTAGCTAATACAGCAGGTGCTTCTGGTTTAATAACTATACCTGCACCTTGTTGGTTTAAAGCTGGAAGAACTTCTGCACCTATTCTTTGTAGTTTAGTTAACTTAGTATTGTTACTATTCTCTCCTATATCAAGGAGAATCTCTACATCCATCTTAGATGGTAGTGCGTTCATATCTACAGTTTTTTGAAGACCATTCATACTATATGCAATTTTTCGTCTCATATTTTTATGCATGGTTTCGTAGACTCCAGCGATCAACCGCTTAAATCCTGTCTCAGCAAAACGCCGCGCAATATGTTGAATACGCTTCTGGGCTGCTGATTGGACAGCGGCAAACTTTTGTTCTGAATTTCCTGAAACATATAGAGTATCATTAAGACCTTGCACAGTCTTACTCATACCTGTTGCTTGCTCTTTAATAGTTTGTAAGTGCTCTAATAAAGGAACAGTACCGGTTGATATTGTTTCAGGCGGTAAAGTAGAAACAGCTGCTTGAGGATTTCCGTTAGTAGGTATAATCTGCTTAGGCTTCATATTCTGAAGAGCAGAAAAGTCTACTACATTAGGATCCGCTAATTTTGGAGCATAGTTAGTTAGGTAAGTATTTTCTACAAACCCTCTAAGTATTGCTGTAGATGCTAAGGTTGAACTTCTAGTAAAGTCAGCCATAGATAAACCATAAAATTCAAATGGTATATCTATAGGAACAATCGAAGCTAACGGTATTTCTTCCACATCATTCTCATAAATAATATGATTACCTATAGTCATTATATGTTTTAATTCAGCAATACCGTCTCCATCTCTGTCTACTTCAATCCAGCATTCAGTTACATTCACATTGATATTTGCTTCTAATGGTATCTCATGTTGCTCAACAGATCCTTGCCAATATTCTTGTCCAGTTACAGCTTTTCTAGCTGCAACATCTTGAGAGTATTTTGCAGATCCCAACCATGAGGTATCGTGCATATTATCAAAATCTATTTCTTCTGCTACATCTGGATAGTATTTTCTTATCTCAGATCTAGACATTTGAGTTTGTATTCCTACAAATTGAGCATCAGCTATTTCTGTAGAATCTCTTGAAATTCTAAAATTTTCTGGTGGAACTAATTCTAATTTTACTTTAGATTTATCTATCTTTTTTCTTACTCGTACATTAACGTATACTAGTTCTACTTCATCTTGGCTTGGATCTTCAGTTTCAACTGCTCTATTTTGAAAGTTTAATTCACCAACAATTTCTGTGCTCTCATCAGCTAATATTTCATCGAGCTTTACTTGTGTTACTTCTTCATAATCTTCGAATATATAATCATAATCTTCTATATAATCCCATCTGCATACAGCATTCTTCCAAAGCAAAGAAGATTTAATCCAACTAGACAAAAACTCCCATCCATTGTTCTTTCTAAAAATACAATAGTTTACTACATCACTTGCGTCTTTAGCTGCTTTGTAAGCTCCTGGACTATCATCGTACGGTACAAACCTTGCTAATCTATGATTAGATAAAAATAAGTCTGAAAGAATTGCAGTGTAAGCTTCTATTACTTCTGTAGTAGAAGTGTCTACAATTGTTGAAACTCCTTGAGGAGATAGGTGATCAGCTGCTACACCTGCGTATTCGTATGTTGATTTTAGTCTTTCTCTAGCTAGATCCGAACTATTTAGAAAATCTCCAGTACTACTTTGAACACCTTGCTCAATCATATTAATAAGCTGTTCATCAGTTACTGGCTCTTTATAACCATAACTTTTAGCCATTAATATTTACCTCCCATAGGAGAATATATCTTAGCTGCTTTTTCTAAGTCTATACTAGTGTATTCTCCGGGTCGCGATAGTACCCGAGGTTCTTTTTCTTTATCTTCTTTTTTAGGTTGTTTATCAGCAACCTTCTGAATGTATCTTTCTTCTTCTGACATGATCCGCTCCTGGGTTCAATCAAACAATTAACTCGAAATGTGGTCCATCAATAAAAGGTCTACGACCTTCTGATCTTCTTAAATCTATATATGCATTCATGGCATCTTCGGAAGTAGCAGGATAATCTCTAATGTCACCCTCAGACCACGCAGCTCCCCATTTAATAGCTGTTCCAAATTCTTGTGCAGCAGCTTTCATTGCATCGCATATATCATCATATACGTTTAACTCCCAACAAGCAGCTCCATCTACGTAAGCCATAAGATCTACGGCATGAGAAAAGCCATCGTCTTGCTTTAAGTGTTTCGAGTTCATAGTTTTAGATCTTCCAGCATCAAATAGTTTTTGCTGTTCTTCTAAGGTTCTAACCCCGAACGTAACTCCAAAGTCTACTTTAGTTACTTTTATAGCGTATTTTACAACGTCCACCATATTAGGATGTACATCAACTAGTTTTTGAAATGATCGTTGAGATAAATTAAATGCCATATTATTTCCTTTTAAGCTTTATTTGGGTTATCTTTTGTAGGAAGACCGAAGAGCCAAGGTATATTAAAACCACTTTTCTTCTTCTTTTTTGAAGGCTTCATAGTTATTTGACCTTGCTTTTGAGCATCAGTCATTGAATATGCTGTTCCTCCAGCTTGTCTATAAGCTACTACTTTATTTTTTCTTGCTGTATTCTTAGTACTCTTGGGCATTATACTCTCCTATTTCCTGCTCATCCAAGCGGTTGCTCCCATGTATGCGCCTACTATACCTGCGCCACTAATATAAAATAAATTACTGATGTCTGCTAATGCGGCTATCCTATCTAAAGGCATGATAAACATTACCACCGTGAACGCACCCATTCCGATAAGTGTCCAAGTGGCCATTCGTCTTTGTGCACGCTGTTTCCGTAAATTATGTTCGACTTCCTTAATCTCTTTAACATGCCGGAGTTCTTCATCTGTAACGACTCCGTCTCCATCTTCATCATACTCGTTATATTTGCTACCTTTTTGTAAGGATTTCGTATCTTCCACATTCTTTACCTCAGTTTAGATTTTTTGATTCAATATTAAAATTTACGTTTAAGTCTTCTAAAGCTTCTTGTAATTGCTCGTCTGTTAAGTCAGCAGTCTGAGTAACTTGTGTTATGTCTTGACGTTGTAATTTAGGGGCTTCAAATTCAGCTAGCACTGTAGCTAGTCTAGTAGCTTCGTCCATATCTTCTACAGCAAGAGCCTTAGTCATTGCTATTTTTAATACGTCTAAAGCTGCTGGTGCATCATCTTTCACTTCGTCCTTTAAAGCCTTCCAATCGTTAAGCGTTAACTTCAAAGCTTCTCGAGCTTCTTTGTTAGCTTTACGCGCTATTACCGAATTCTTTTGGCCGGCGCGCGCACCTTCTCGAGAGAAGGGGCGTAGATTCTTTAGTGAATTTGGATGTGAATTACCGTCTCTACTCATGGTTTATACCTGTTTTATGTCACAATCACAAGACTCCGAGCACTTCTTGTTTATAATTGCACAACCTATTCTTTTAAAATATTGTATTATAGTACTTATCATTACATACTCCCTAGATGTAAAGTGACAGAAACAGTCTGTAATACTACTAAAACTAGTATCTCAACTGCTATTATAGTGTGGTACACTGTCCACAGTATTGGGAATTTTCTGTCATTTAACTTGTTGTTCTCCTTCATGCGTTTCCTTCCTCTCAGGATCTACGTTTAAAATTTTACATAACAATTCAATATACTTTTGAAATTGTTCTTTATCCATACTCTTTCCTTATAAATAAATTCTCTATTAGGGGACAGGTCTCATTAGACACTTCCATGAAACCGGAAATGCAGCCTCACAGGCTTTTGATATCTCTTTAGCTATGTCTCTTGTTTCAGCTTGTGTATCTTCTTTTAACCGTAATTTACATACTCTTGAAAATGCATATAAACTTCCAGACCAATACCAGCTTGTCATAGTAGCTTGAGGTAAAACCAGACGCGCTTGTTCCGGACATACACCAATACTTAATAAATGATTATACGTCCATCGAGCGCTATCCATAACTCGATCGTAATAATCAACCATCATTGGTCCGGTAGTTGTCGAAGGATTAATATCTATAACTTCTTCGGAACTACCCTGCTTTTTATCTTTAGGCTTTCCTCTAAATTCTTTTGGTTTAAAAAATTCAGGTTCATCTTCTACATAACGTCTACTAATTTCGTTCCATACCAGACCTACTTGGTGTTTAACCAATTGTCTTGCAACAAAGATTGGAGCGTTTATTTTAAACTGCATAAATGTATGAGCAAATGGACTCCAATGTTCATGGTCTGCAAGATACTTTATTAGCTTCTCATCATTGTTGTCGAGCTCAGTCCTATATTTAGCAAAAGAAACTCTTGCGGCGTTTACTACTGTCAAGTCTGTTCCGGCTACATCCATTACTTGTACAGGTACTTCAATTAGTTTCATGCGCGTATATCTATCTTTCTGTTAAGTTTTAAGGAGTCTAGCATGTAAAACATCTGGTTTTTCATGAAGTTTTGCATCATAAGCATATAATATATAGCCTTCATGGACTCCCAGTACTCGTGGTTTTCCCTGGCGGTTTCTTCCGCCCGGGTATTTATTTGACTACTATTCTCCACTCTATTATGGTAATTGTTAATATACTGGTTAGTTACAGTACCTATTTGCATTTTATTTCTCCCATCTATAGAATATATGCTTATCTATCCTGGTTGTTCTTGTT